CGGAGAAAGCCAATACGGTCTTGTTGAACCACCCGTAAACGAACCAAACTATGATTTATTTGATTCAAATTGGGCAGCGCAATTTGTTGTTTTTTCTGTTGGAGGAGATTTATCGTGTGAAAGTTTGAATCTGGATTGGTGTTCTTGGTCCCCGACAGAAAGACCTAAACGAGGACCCAACTCAGATATACACAAAAATTGTCCTGCACAATCAGCAAAACCAAAAGAACCGGAACCATCTTATTTGGATCTGTATAAAGCCTATTTGGAGGCAAACGAATGCAAACAAATAGAAAAAGTTTTAGGTAAAGAGTATTTGGGATGTATCTGGAGTAATCCTAAACATCCGTGTAGTTGCAGTTGCCCGGAACAAGGAGCATCTTTTTCTGATTATCTTGCTGCCACAAGAACATACTCCACCTTTTGGGACACTCCTCCGTATACTCCACTGTACAGAACAGCACAAATAGGACAACTCTTGGACAATATGATCGAAATACAAATCAGTCAAACAACAAAAGATATAAAACTAGGAAGTATTGTCAATATAGTCCAGAAAGATGATATTACTGCAAAAAACAATCTCAAAAATAGTGGCAATTGGCTGGTAGCCACAATAACTCATCAATTTGTTCCAAACATGCAATCTGCAACGACTTTGACTCTTGTGAGAGATACGAATAATTTGAATTTCCAGTCTTCAGAGATGGGATGGAATCCTATATATTTGGATAACTGGGAAGACATAAGCTAATGCCGTTATTAAATCAACCAAAATATTCTGATTTGCCTGTATTTCTGACAAAAAATAGATATACCAATGACTTTAATCTGGTAAAAGATAAAAATACCATAAGAGCGGCAATAAAAAATATTCTGTTGACATTGAACGGAGAAAGACCGTTTGCTAATGATTTTGGAACAGCACTGTACGATACTCTCTTCGAAAGAAACGACAAGTTTATCAAAAATAAAATTTTAAATACCATCTATTCCGGTATTGCACTATACGAACCCCGGGTAGATCCTCAATCGTTAAAAGTCGATGTGAAATTAGACGATAAAAATCCTCAAAGAATCTATGTAACCGTAGAAACCACAATAATAGATTCAGACGAAACAATCTCGATTGTAATAACCTTATGACTTCCACTACTCCAAATTTAACCAAACTTAATTTCAGTGAAATAAAATCATCATTGACTGATTTTTTGAAAAACCAAAAAATATTCAATGGTTATAATTTTGAAGGAACAGTGATTCAAACTGTTATAGATCTGTTAGCCTATAACACATATTATTATGCGTTTTACTCGAACATGATTGCAAATGAGGCGTTTTTAGATACTGCAAGGAAATCCACTTCCATCATTTCTCTGTTGAAACCGCTAGGATATACTGTACCAGGTAAAAAAAGTGCAACAGCGTATATCAAAATATATACAAATAATGCCCAGTTGCAGTCTTCAGAGGTAGAAAGATATACATTGTTTTCTGCTTCTGCTTCTGATGGTTCTTTCTATAACTTTTACACACTCAATCCAGTTACGTTAGTTGAAGGAGTTGGGGGAGACGAAACCGGAATCTTGGTTGCAGAGGCTAAAAAAATAGTGAAAGAAAAAGATATAACTTCAGAAATAGATCTCAACAAACAAAAATACCTAATAACAGAATCCGATGTGGATATTTCCACGATAAGAATAGAAGTAAAGCCATCTGGTTCCGGTGAATGGTCAGAATGGACGAATGTGAATTTCTTCCCAAATAACAACGAGGAAGTGTTTTATATTGATCGCTTGGGAGACACGTTTGTGATTGATTTCGGAAAGGCAAACAATTTGGGTCGAAGTATTCTTGATACCGATTCGGTACGAATTAGTTATTTGGTTACCAGTGGAGCAGCTGCAAACGAGTTGTTTCAGTTTGTGAACGGAACTTATACCATATTGGACGCCACCACAAGCGGCGGCGGATCAGACGGTCCTGATTTGAATATGATTAGATTTTTAGCTCCGAAAATCTTCTCTGCCCAAGAACGAGCAGTGACCAGTTCAGACTATACAGCATTGTTGTTGAAAAACGGTTATATATCAAATCCGTCACAGGTTGCAGTTTACGGAGGAGATGAAATCAATCCGCCAAAATACGGCAGAGTTTTTGTTTCGTTTCCCACCGGAGCAGGAAATCCAAACGAAATAGTTGAATTTTTACGAGAAAAAAATATGATTACGGTTATACCGGAATATATTATTCCAAAAACCGTAGACGTAGTGTTGAATGCAACTGCAATCGTACCGTCTGCTCTTTCTCAATCAGCAAAACAGTTATGGAAAAATAAAATATTGAATTCGTTTCGAAACGAGTTTTCAACTCATACTTCAGGATATGCATTTGGTCTTCAGTTCGACTTCGATGGGTGGGGGGAAGGTATAGAGTCAGAATATGGTGGCTCAAACGGTCCAATAGACGGAATAAACTTCAACAAAATGCATTTTGTGTTTGGAGTGGAAGACGCACCCAATACAACAATATCGTTCGGCACTAATTTGCAATTAGATGATGGAGATATATCAAACGAATTTGATCTGATCAGTGGAGGAACGGGAAAGTTCAAGCTTCAAGGTACTAATATAACAGTAAATGATGCTCTAGCTGGCACATGGACGGCAAACACAAACACAATAACTTTGAATAAATTATTTGCACAACATCTACAACCAAGAATAACATTGAAATCGAATATCCGAAATATATCTCACATGAACACCATCATGACAAAGTTTATTTTAAATTTAGCCATCTAAGCAAACGAGCCAGTCAACTGTCATGTTCACTCCGATCATATTCAATGATGCAAATCAAAATGTTCAAAATACATTATTATCTGCACAACAGCAACTCCAACAACAACTGTCCAGCATATTCCGGCAGCTGGAAACACAATCTGTATTAGCAAGTACTTCTTCTGGTCAAGAAGATTTTTCTCCCACTGGAACAAATTGTTGCATAACAAATTTAGATATATCTAAACAAATACCGTTTTGGGTTGTTTCAGAAAAAGAAGAACGCGGAGGAAACGAAATAACTATTTTTGATTTCATTCAAAAATATTATGATTGGTTGTATTGTGATTTAGAATGTGGTTCTGGTTCTAATTATTTACTCGAAGATAAGTTTTTACAAGTCATAGACATAGAAAAAACAAGAGAACGATTCGTTCGAAAATTGTACTCGACTTATTTTCCAGAATATAAATCCACCGAAACTTTACTAGACACAGACGGAGATCCGGTAACCGTAGAGTCTCTCTCAAGTTTTGTTAAATCAATAAAAACCAAATTTTATTTGAAAAAAGGAACAGCCGAGGCTCTAGGAATATTCTTCAATAAGATATTTTCAATCGATCAAGTTTCAATAAAATATCCAAAAAAACAAATACTCCGGTTGAATGGCGGCGCCTTTTACGATTCCAGATTCAAGTTCAATGCAGTGACTGCCGATCGAACATTAGATCCAGAAGCAGTAGCAAATGAAATAATAGGATCCAGACTAAATTACAATAGATTTCAAGACGGAAATGTATTCACTGACTATTCGTATATTTTAGGAGTATCCGGTGGCGCCAGTGCAGAATATAAAAATTTATATCTCAGAACAAATCACCCAGCCGGAACAAATTGCATCTTTGAATTGAATATAGATCTTTACGAACCACCTGGTGCTACATATATCGAAACCACTACATGTCAAGATGTAGAAATAAGAAATTATTTACCATACCAACTGAATGTAGATTATACAGCCTATCCACTATCTGGATATTACGGATTGACTTATACGATAGGGTGTTCGTTGGATCCTCCCTTTGGTAGTTCATTTGGCAACGAGCCGTGTTTCTTGTTTCCGAATTGGACAGAAGAAACATCACAATACTCAAAATTTTTAGATATTCCAATAGAAAAACTCTTTAGATTATGTCGTATAAATAACTTGAATCCAAATGCAAATATTCCAGAGGAATGTTCATGAATAAATATTTTCTAATTACCGGTTACAACTCAAGTGCAACTGGAAATTATTTATCACACAATCAAGTAACGAGTTCTTCTAATCTACAATTATTCAATATTCCTTCCTATGACATTGGACTGGGAATTTTACGAAAAAATTGGATAAAAGGATCAAAATTCAATGCTTGGTTAAAAAACAATAGCAATAATTCTTATGTTTTGCACAAAGATAAAGTATATTTGTGTGTATCGAATAATCAAAAAAATATTTTAAATTTTACAAATTCTTCGTCTATTCCCCCGACTCATTCGTCCGGAAAACTAAAATATCCAGACGGATACGAGTGGTTATATTTGTACAGCATCAATGGTCTTGCAGCCAACATGATAAATTCTACACATATTCCTGCTCCTAGTTCATATAAATTAAAAAAACTAGTAATTGATCGTGAAATAGACGATATTTCGTGTGGGGTGACTGCTGGAATATCCGGAACATGTGCATTGTACCTAACAGATAATTCTAAAATTACAGCAAATTTAATATATTCTGATATTTCGTCATGCGAATCATGCAAAAATACTGCAGAAGAAACAACAAAAACAGATCTATTGACTACTGTATTTTATCCACAAGGAACAACAGCGCCAAATTCTATTTCAATTAATACTATACAAGAATCTTTGGAATCAAATATAGCAAAAGAAAAAATAAATTCAAAATTAAATTTTGAAGCAAAATGTTACACTGAAGCAAAATTATCTGGCATTTCAGCGGGTGCAATTTTATCGGCATTTATCGATTTGAATGCGATATCTGGAGTATCAGGAAATTATCTTAATCTTACTGATTCTGAATTGCCAATAACCGTGAATGGGGGAGGAACTGGAGCTTCAGTGGAATTAATTGTTCAAAACAATTCTGGAGCGAATCAGATAATCGGAATTGTTTTGAAATCTGGAGGTTCCAACTATATCTTGGAACAATTAAGTGTGAATTTGCCTGGCATTTCTGATTCAACAAAAAGAAACACAATAGAATCCGCAATAACACTGTCCGGAACAGCAAAATCTTTAACTTTCACCAATATTAATTCTATATTTGATGTTGCTTCTACAAATTCCATCGGAACAGATCAGATTATTAAAATAATCAATTGCAGAATAGATGCACATTCCAACAACAGAAATTACTATGGTTTGGTGGAAGCAGATTCGTATACAACCGAAACCATTACAGACTTGTGTCCCAGTGTATTGCGAATATATCCTTATGTTTCATCGGGTTCCACTTTTGGTAGAGAGTATCTAAATATAACATTCAATCAAGCAATGAATCAAACAGAAATACAAATGAGATAAATATAAACATGAAACCTCCATTTAATTTAAACACCCCCCTTTCTCCGTTTCCTTTCAATTCCAGAACAGGAAAAAACGAATTTGATCTGTATGCTCCTTCTAAAAATTATATTTTACACGGATTCAAGCCAGGAAATTCACTCCAGGCATCAGAATTGAATGAAATTCAAGAAAATTATTATAAAAATTTTACTTTATATAATTTTTTAATGAAAAATTGGTTTTTTTTAGGTAACGGGGGAATGGTTGCAGGGAATGAATCTAAGCCCATAACAGGTCCATCTTGGCTCGGTGCAGTTCCGTTGCATCCAACTTCGAGTGTTGTGATCAGTGGAAATTCTATTGTTTTCAAAAAAGACTGGTATTTGGTGGATGATTTCAGTGGCATAAAATTTTGGATATACAATAATGTTGAACGATCTGTGCCTATTCCGGATAATAATAAGTATGTCGGAATGACAATTGAAAGAAAGTATATCACTCCAATCGATGATCCTGATTTACATGACAATTCAAATGGATTTTCTGATTCCTCGTTGAGTCCTGGAGCAGATCGAGTTCAATTAAACTTCATTGGTGCCTATACAAGCGAGACCAAAACTACATTATCTGATACCAAAAGAGATATATTGTATATCAATGAAGGAAAAATATCGTATATAAATAATTTACTCAAATACTCTATAAGTTAACCGGATCATTTATGCCATTTTCAAACATAGAACAATTACAAATTACAGATACATTTCAAACAGTATTTACCAAAAACAACGAAATGATTTCCAGATTAAACAGTCTGGGTATTGGTTCATTGAACACTGACGGCAGTGTTATTTTGTCTCAAATTACCAATTCGGGTGGCATCACACTCGGTGTGGATTTTGAAAAATTATCAGGAATAACTGGCAGCTTTAATTTATTGGTATCTGGAACTGTTCCCTCTGGTGCTACTCTTTATTCTGCAATCGGAATTTCGACGACTGGATTCACTCTTGCTGGGAGCGCCAATGTAACCGATGCAAGAAGTTTTATTGGATTTATTAGTGGAATTTCGGGAAATACAAACTACACCATAACAACAACCGGAAAGTTAAATATAACCAATTTACAACCGGCAACTTTATATTATTTAAGTACTAACGGTGGAATTACAGCAACTCGACCAACTGCAAACGATTCTGTGATTAAACCTGTATTTTTTAATATGAATTCCGCTCTCGGGGGACTGGTTTTACAACAAAATGAATCTGTCAATTCACTATCGACTTCGTATATCAAATCTGCCTCTCGTACAATAGCAGAAATTCCTGTTAATCCTACAATCATGTCAGGGGATGTTGTTTATTATAATATTACAGGGACAACATGGGCCAAAAGTAAAGCAAATAATGCCGAAACCTCAGAAGTTTTTGGTGTTGTGGAAACTGTAACTGGTTTTACTGCTCAGGTAGTTTTACATGGTTCTATCAATATTCCTTCCGATAAACTAACGAATATCCAATCCGGAGGAGCAGGCGGACACGACATATACTTTTTATCTGATACTGTGTCCGGCAAATTGCAAAGTATAGGACCAACTGGAACAAATTCAATAATTAAACCGGTTTATTATGCGTATCCTCATGCAATTGCCGGAACAACGTTTAGTGGTCATGTAGTAAATTATATCGGATATATTGGCAGCACCGGATTTAGTGGTTCAGCATCTTCACAACCGTCTACACAGACAACTACCCAATCAAACTCTATTCAAATCGGCGAAATGAAACAAGTTGCTTTT